CAAATTTTCTCTCATTTCTGGATGTGTTCGCAAATAGTCTCCAAGCTCATCATCAGTAAAAGATAAGCTAGTTTTCAATTCTTGCATTCTTCTATTGTATGTAGTTTCCCATTCTCTATAAAGTCTTGGAAATTCTGACCTCTTAGTCATAATTTGTCTATAAGTAGGTTGCAAAGCATTTATAATTCTGTCCACAATAGCAGAATTACTTCTCAATTTCATAGGATTGTGGCCGCTTATATTTCTGCCGTCATCTAATTGGCCTAAAGCTTCTTCGAAAGTTGGCTGAGATCTCATTCTGTCTACAGCATTTGGACCTCTTTCTATATTTCGTATTTGTCTACGAGCTCTTCCGCTTTCATCTCCAAGACCACGTAATCTTCTTATTTGATTTCTGGTCCAATTTTGAAGAGGATTTTGAGCTTCCTTAATAAAATTATCAATCTCATCAGCTGATTTATAATTACCTTTTGAATCAGCTTCCATTGCTAATTTCAACATTGTTTCAAGTTCTTTTTCTTGCATATTTTTAGATCCTAATAAATAAACACTCATAAATTATATTACAAAATAATTTTTTGAGACCTTTTTTAAGTATAATTATAATATGCACGAATACTTAAATAATGATTGTATCGAATACCTCAAAACATTGCAAGATGAATCAGTAGATTTAATCTTAACTGATCCTCCATACTTTATTGGATTTGATGGAGGTAAAGGATGGGATAAACAATGGAATTCAGATCAAGCTTATTTAGATTGGTGTGAAGAGTGGTCAAAAGAATGCGCTAGAGTACTTAAGCCTAACAAGATGATGTGCGTCTTTGGTACTCTTAAATATAATACTTTCTTGCGCTATAGACTGGAAATATTAGACAAGCTTCCAAATTTCTATCAACAAAATGAAATAGTTTGGTCATATAATTGGGGCGGAAGAAGTAAAACAAACTTTGCTAGAAAACACGAATATATTTGGTGCTACTCTAAAGAAAAAACTTTCACTTTTAACGCAGACAGAGTAAGAACAGAAAGAAAACAAAAAGTCAATATCAGAACAGGAAAAGAATACGAAAATGGAACTATTCCAACTTGTGTCTGGGAAAAGAATAATCATACAACAAGTAAAGAATACTGTAATTGGCATCCTACTCAAAAACCAATCAGCATACTAGAAAGATTTATTGAAGCATATACTAATCCAGGAGAAATTGTTCTTGATCTATTTAATGGCGCTGGATCCACTATGATAGCTTGCGAAAATACTGGAAGAATATTCAAAGGATGCGAAATTGATCCTGACTATTATGAACAATCAATAGCAAGGTTCACAGCACTTACTGGACAACAATATAATAATAACTTAATAAAATTACCAGGCAACTAAAACAAAAGCAAGGTATTATATTTATAGTGCATTGAAGCCCTATCCAATAAAGGATAGGGCTTTTTTATTTAGAGGAGACTATTATGAAACTAAACTTGGAAAAAATATTTTTTTACTGTATGCTTATTATTGTTAGTGGTAGTATCGGATATGCATTAAAACCTGTTGAAAATGTTGACCAAAAAAGATTAGAAGAACAATATATGGCTCAACAAAAAGCCTGCAATCAAGCTCAATACATCATGAGCAATTACGCTAAAAAAAATTATTACCAACCCAAAACTAAAAAAGAATGGGCGATAGAAAGGATGATGAGCAACTAATGAACAATTTAGCACTTTTCTGCTTCTTATATGCAGAAGAATTTGAAAATAATCAACTGAATGAACTTATATCAAATTTTTTCAGTTTTAGAAACAAATGAAAAATAAACAAGACATACTAGTGGGAATTATAACAATCATTGCAACAATAGGAGCGATGATTTTTTCTCTTAACTATACTTCAAAAGTCTTAACAGAAAATGTACACAAAAATACTGTCCCAATAATAAATAAAAAAGATCCAAAATTCCAAATTAAAAACTGGGGAATGAATAGAACAAGAACTAAAAAAGACGCAATGATAGAAAGAATGATGAATAATTAAAACTCCATAGCTAATTGTTTTACTTGAGGCTTGTAATTCATCTCTAAAATTCTACTGTTGATCATTGCAATTACTTCTAATATTCTTTGATTTCTTTTTTTCTTAGAACCATTATCTTCTGACACATTAATCACAATAAGATCAAAATTCATTTCATAACTTTTTTCTAATTTTTCTCTATCAGTTTTCTGTACCTGTAATAATTTTTTTTCACCATAAATAGCCTTGTAATGAAAAACACCATTCAATTCAAAAGCAAGATTCAATATAGGAATGTCCAAATCCAATTCATAGTCTATTCTTGATTTATTATATAAAATTTCAAAATTATATGTATCAATCAAAACAGCCTCCAATTCAACTTCAAGCTTGCTTCTGTTTGATCCCCAATCTTTGTAATATTTTCTTAATAATTTTGCACATTCTTGACTGCAACAATGTCTTGGTTTATCTTTTATTTGATTCAATTGTTTCATGAAAGATTTTAAACAAACAAAACAGGATACTTCTTGCTGTTTATTCTTAGCATTGTGTGCACAACGTCTAGAACAATAGTGATTAGGATATCTTTCAATTTCATGAAGCTTCTTCAGAAAACTTACTCCACAGTCTAAACAACAAACACTCTGCTGTTTATTATGAAATCTACCCCGACAACTTCTAGAACAAAAATTATTTTTATATTTCAATAATTGACTAAGCGACTTATAACAATCTTTTCCACAATGATCACACTTATAATTAGGTTCAGGCATACACAACTTATACAAATGTGATAAGATAGATTTATGAAAGAACAACGCAAACTAACTGATATTATTTTCGGAATTTTAATAATAATTACAACAACGATTTTTTTAAAAGTTGCTTGCGATTGAGAACTTTCTTGGTATAATTTATTTGATGGTCCTTAATAGCTCAGCGGTAGAGCATTCGGCTGTTAACCGAACGGTCATAGGTTCGAATCCTATTTAAGGAGTGTATAATCCCCATAATTATAAATGGGGATTATTTTCGAATATGGCCTGTTAGTCGAGTGGTTAAGATGCCTCCCTTTCACGGAGGAGACCAGGGGTTCGATCCCCCTACAGGCTATAATAACTCTTTTGATTAATTTCAAAGGAGTTTTTTATTTCTATGGTATAATAATAATGGTGTTATATCGAACTTAACACCATTAGGTATAAATTATGAAACATAATTGTTTGAAATGCGGAAACATTATTCCAGTCAAGATGAATATTGATGGGAAAATTAGAAATTTAGATAAAAGAAAATACTGTATTGAGTGTTCTCCATTTGGTTCTCATAACACCCGAAGTCTACACAAAAATGATACCAGAGTGTCGATGAATGTCTGCAAAGTTTGCAATAGAGAATACCAAGGTGGTCATAGAAAACATAAAGATAAATGCGGTAGATGCTATAGTCTGGCTTACAGAACTAGAACAAAGCAGCAAGCTATCGATTATAAAGGTGGCAAGTGTTCTGTATGTTCTTACGATAAATACATAGGATCATTACATTTTCATCACGTTTACCCTGAAACCAAATCATTTAATATTGGTGAAATAAATTTCAGAAAATTTGATTTAATAGTTGATGAGTTAGATAAATGTATTTTAGTTTGTTCGAATTGCCACTTTGAAATTCACGCTGGTTTAGTTAATGCTGTGGAAATTTATGAAGAACAACAAAAGACATTTCCAAAATATGTCAAAGAAATAAAACCAGAAAAATTTTATCAACCAGTTGTAAAGATCTCAAAAAGACCAGACAAAGAAATTTTAGAAAAATTAGTTTGGGAAATGTCTTGTGTAAAAATTGGTGAAATGTTTGGTGTCAGTGATAATGCAGTTAATAAATGGTGTAAGTATTATGGTATTACGAAACCAGGTCGAGGAGATTGGGAAAAAATTAAATCTGGCAAACTTGACAAACCTTGTGATTAATGTATAATTAGTCTGTAAGTTCATTCTCCCG